GTTGTGTCAGACCAAGAGAATGGTGACGAACGTAAAGCCATCGACAGTATCATGACTAAGCTACGACAGTTAGTGCAGGAGACAGGTGTTGGATTGTTCTTGGTATCTCACCTACGCAGACCATCGGGTAAAGCACACGAAGATGGTGGACAGATTAGCTTGGCTGAACTACGTGGCTCTGCCGCAATTGCACAGATGTCTGATATGGTGATTGGTTTGGAACGTGACCAACAGAACAAAGACGCACAGATACGTAACACAACTACAGTACGTGTACTTAAGAATAGATACGCAGGATTAACAGGCGCGGCTTGTTACCTGTACTATGACAAAGATACTGGTCGTATGATTGAAACATCATGCCCTGTATCGGACGATAATCAGGAGTTCTAGTGAAGAAGATTGTTTTTGATATAGAAGCTAACGGACTAAAGCCTACAAAGGTTTGGGTAATCGTTGCTTGCGACCTATCGAATCAAGAGACAGTTACGTTCTCAGGTGATACGTTGCAGGACTTCAATGCTTATATCAAAGATGCTGAGGTCATTGGTCACAACATCATTGGCTATGACGTACCAGTTCTTGAACGCTTGTTAGGTACAGACTTTAGTAGTTGTAAAATTACAGATACATTGGTATTGTCAAGACTTACTGACCCATCACGGGAAGGTGGTCACAGTTTAGATAACTGGGGACAGCGGTTGGGTTTCCCTAAAGGAGAACACAGTGATTGGACTACGTATTCGCAAGACATGGTGGAGTATTGTAAGCAAGACGTGTTGGTTAATGTCAAAGTGTACCACGCGCTACAGGGCGTACTGGCTAATTTTAGAAGCGAAAGCATTGACCTTGAACACAACGTACAGAATATTATTACTCGCCAAACAGAAACAGGATGGTTGTTAGATGAAGAACACGCATTCCTATTATTAGCGAAATTAAAGGAGAAGAAATATGAACTTGAAGACATGGTACATGAGAAATTCATACCGCTACCTACATATGTTAAACAAGTCACCCCGAAGTATAAGAAAAGTGGCGAAGCGTCTGTGGTCGGTCTTAAATTTGCAGGAGAGCAGTGGCGGGATTATGTACAGACGTTCTCGCGCATAGACTACCCAGAGTTCAACTTAGGTTCACGTCAACAGATAGCTAGATACTTGCAGTACTTTGGTTGGAAACCAGAGAAGTTTACAGAGAAGGGTCAAGCTATTGTCGATGAGTCTGTACTATCTAAAGTAACTGGTATACCTGAAGCCAATATGATTGCTGAGTACCTAATGGTTCAGAAGCGTATTGCACAGATACAGTCATGGTTAGATGCTGTTGCAGATGACGGACGTGTACATGGATATGTAAATGCTAACGGAGCAGTGACTGGTCGCATGACACACTCGTCACCTAACCTAGCGCAAGTTCCTAGTTCAAGCGCACCCTATGGCACAGAGTGTCGTGCTTGTTGGACATCGCCCAAAGGCTACAAGATTGTAGGTATGGATGCCTCGGGACTTGAGTTGCGTATGTTGGCTCACTACATGAAGGATAAGGACTATACTAATGAAATACTCACTGGAGACATTCATACAGCAAACCAACTTGCTAGTGGTGTTGACACACGAAGTCAAGCAAAGACTTTCATCTATGCGTTCCTCTATGGAGCAGGGGATGCAAAAATCGGAAGTATCGTTGGAGGAACTGCTAGAGATGGTAAGCGACTTAAGGAGAAGTTCCTCACAAACACGCCATCTCTTAGAGACCTACGAGAAAGAGTTAGCGTGGCATCTCGAAGAGGTTATGTTCTTGGACTGGACGGGCGAAGAGTCGCAGTACGCTCAGAACACTCAGCACTAAACACGTTGCTACAATCGGCAGGTGCTATCGTTATGAAGAAGGCACTGTGTTTGTTGGACGAGTACGCTACACTGTGGAACTTAGACTACAAGTTTGTCGGTAACATCCACGATGAGATACAGACGGAGGTTAAAGAGAGTGAGGTAGATACGTTTGGTAGGCTTGCTGTTTCCTGTATGGAAGCGGCAGGTCAACACTTTAACCTTAACTGCCCACTTGCGGGCGAATATCAGATAGGAGATAACTGGAGTGAAACCCACTAAAGCGGACAGGAAGAAGTTTGACCTCGACTTGCAGTACGGAGAAGTCAGGGAGGACAGGGTGGCTGAGATGCTACAGGATAAAAAGATTGAGGTTAAATCAGAGAAGGACTTATGGCAGAAGACAGGTAACATCTGCATTGAGTATGAGTCTTGGGGCAAGCCGTCAGGCATTGAGGCTACCGAGTCAGACTACTGGTTTCATAACCTCTGCATAGGTGACGATGAGTACTGTACATTAGTATTTAAAACACCAGTGTTAAAGAAGATTGTTAACAAGCTAGACACATTTAGAAGCGTATCAGGAGGAGACCATAACGCAAGCAGGATGCACTTGGTTAACCTTAAAAAGTTATTCTCAAGCGATGTCATTAAGGCATTCAAGGACATAGAAGATGAGTAAAACAATACATACATTAGTAGATGATATATACCGACTGATGGAGACAAAAGAGGCAGAAAAATCTGTAGATGTAGAAGCAGAGATTGAGAAGTTTGGTGAGAACATGAAGACTCTAATGCGTACCGAGTTCGGACGTAAGCGCATCAGAGACAACCGAACACTACGCCTGTCAAACATCGGTCGTGACGATAGGGTCTTATGGAATGTTGTTAATGGTACTGAGAAGGAAGCTATACAACCCGCAACCTACATTAAGTTTATGTATGGTCACTTGATTGAAGAGATGTTGTTGTTCCTTACACGCATGGCAGGGCACTCGGTAACTGACGAGCAGAAGGTATGCGAAGTGGAAGGTATCAAGGGACACATGGACTGTAAGATTGATGGTATTGTTATTGATGTTAAGTCTGCCAGTTCCTTCGGGTTCAAGAAGTTTAAGGATGGTACATTGGCTATGGACGATGCCTTTGGTTACGTTGACCAGATTAAAGCATACGCCCATGCCTGTGGTGAGACTGAGTTCGGTTGGTTGGCTATGGACAAAGCCAATGGACACCTCGCGGTACTTAAGTATGACCTAGAGGATACTCAAGCACCAATCTATAAGTACATTAAGGGGGACATTAAAGAGCGCATACGCCACGTAAAAAAGCTAGTAGGCTTGCCAGAGCCAGAAACCTTCTGTACCGACTCTGTACCAGACGGAAAATCTGGGAATATAAAATTGGGTATAAAATGCTCGTACTGTCAATACAAAAAGCACTGCTACCCAGAGGTAAGAAAGTTTGCCTACTCATATGGTCCAAAGTTCTTGATAAATGTAGAGTACGAACCCAACGTACAGGAGGTCGAAATTGAGCAAGAAAAGCGGTAAGTTCAGGTCGGCACTGGAGAAAGAGTTTTCTAAAGAGGTCAAGAGTAAAGGGTTCAAGTACGAACCCTATGGAGTCCCTTACACAGTATACAGGACTTATATGCCAGACTTTGTACACGAAGAAAAAAAAGTCATGGTGGAGGTAAAAGGTTTCTTTCGTGTAGGAGATACCTTGAAATATAAGTCAATTCGTGATACAATATTAGAAGATGGTTACGAATTAATATTCTTACTGTCCAATGAACACAAGAAGGTACGTAAGGGCGGTAAGATTACAATGGGTCAGTGGTGTGAGAAGGAAGGCATGAAACACTACACACTACATACCGCACAGGAACTTGTCAAATATGTTGAAGGAAAAGAATAATGTCACATACATTGGAGGAACTCAAGGAAGCAGTAGCAAGGGACTATGATGTGGTACTGGTTGTTGAAGCATTAGATATCTCAGTTGAGGACTTGCTAGAGGCTTTCGAGGATAGATTAATTAGGAACAGAGACTTATTTACGGAGGATGATTATGAGCATTGATGATGCAACCCCTGCTGATTGGGACAGGCTGAGAGACAAACACCCTGCCCTAGTTAAGAAGTATGAAGACTATCTGGTAAACAACCCAGATGAACAGACAGAAGATATGGTTAACCACCCCAAGCACTACGCTTATGGTAGTATAGAATGTATCGAAGCTATTGAAGAGTCGATGACAACAGAGGCATTCAAAGGTTATCTCAAGGGCAACACCATGAAGTACCTATGGCGATATGAACGCAAAGGTAAACACGTAGAAGACTTGGAAAAAGCCCAGTGGTATTTAGATAGGCTGACCAGTGTAGTGACTAAGGAGGTCAGGTAATGAAAGGACAGACACACGGAGGCAAAGGGTCAGGACAGCGACCCACCGACTCCACTAAATACGCAGATAACTTTGATGCTATCTTTGGCAAACTTAATGTCAATGACCACTCAGATGAAGATATAGAAAAAGACAAACTAAAAGATAAGGAAGTTAAAAAATGAATCAGTACCAACAGTTTATACACAAGTCCCGCTACGCACGTTGGCTACCTGTCGAAGGTAGACGTGAGACATGGGCAGAGACAGTACAGCGTTACGTAGACTTCTGGGATGGTCGTGGTCAGATAAGCAAAGCCGAAGGCAAGAAGTTATACAATGCTATATACAACCTAGAAGTAATGCCCAGTATGCGCTGTATGATGACAGCGGGTGAGGCGTTAGATAAGGACAATGTAGCAGGGTTTAACTGTAGCTACCTACACATTGACTCACCGCGTAGCTTTGATGAGCTTATGTACGTACTTATGTGTGGTACAGGCGTAGGGTTCAGTGTTGAACGTAACTTCATTACCAAGCTACCAGTCATCGCTGAGTCATTCCATGAGACTGACAGTACGATTGTAGTGGCTGACAGCAAGATTGGTTGGGCTAGTGCATTTCGTGAGTTAATCGCTATGCTGTACGCAGGTAAGATACCTAAGTGGGACATGAGTAAGGTACGCCCATCGGGTGCTAGGCTCAAGACCTTTGGTGGTCGTGCTAGTGGCGCAGAGCCTCTTGAGGATTTGTTTAACTTCTGCGTAGGTATCTT